ACTTAAAAAAGAAGAAGAGAAAAAAGATGAAGAAGAACCTAAAACAGAAGATCCTGATAAAGAATCTGATGATGAAGGAGATTCAACATTATTAGATAAAATAATTAATGACAAAGAATAATTAGCAAAAGGAGGTGCTAATATTATGAATGAGGGAATCCTTAATATATTAAATTATAAGTTAAGAAAACTTCTATCAAATGAAAAATATCAAACTATAACAGATGAAGATAGAAAGTTTATATTAGCACAAGCTAAGGCTAAGATTTTAAGTTATTGTCATAGAACCGATATTCCAGAAGATGCATATTACATATGGGCAGATATGGCTATATGTGAATATAAATTATTAGATCCAAGTTTATTTGCAGATGTAATAGATTCTGATTTAGCAAAAAAGTTAAATATGATTCAAGTAGGAGATACAAAAGTTCAAGTATCTGCATCTTCAAGTAATAATGAAGGTAATAATGCAAATGGATTTGATAATAATGGTCAAGATATGTATTTAGACATGTTTAGAGGTCAATTACAATCTTTTAGAAAAGTATCTGATGGATCAGGTAGAGGTGGAAGATATGGGGTTTAATTTAAGACCTTATGGAAAAGTATTTGAGAATCTGATGTATAATGATACTTGTTCTATTTATAGAGAGCAAAGTACAACTAATATATATGGAGCTACCAAACCAAATGGTAGACAAGAAATCTATAAAGACAAGCCATGTAAATTCAGTTTCAAGAATATAGATAATCCAGATGATGCTAATGATGTTAATATTCCAGTTACTAAATTAGTAACAGTATTTATTTCATTAGATTATGATATTAAAGCTGGAGATCAAATAATAGGTAATAGAATAGATCCTATAAGTCAGATATCTCAAGATATTAGAGGTATATGTGGAGAACCAAATAGATTTGATACTCATCAAGAAATACCTATTGAAATAGCTAAGGAGAATTAGTAATATGGCTAAAACTGGAGAAATATCATTTCATATAGATATAGAACAGTTTGAGAATTATAAAGCTAATTTAATTAAATCAGCTAGTTTATTTAAGAATTTTGAAGAAAGATATCTTAATGCATTAGCTGCTAAAATAATGGAAAAGGCTATTCCAAGAACACCTGTAGATACTGGTAGATTAGCAAGATCCTATAAAGTAACAAAATGCTGGACTGAAGGAGATGATTTATATATTCAAGTATATAATGATGCTACTTCTAATGGTAATTTAGATAGTTATGCAAGTTATGTTGAATATGGTCATTTAACTAGAAATAGAGTAAGTTGGGTAGAAGGTTATTGGATGTTAACAGTATCAACACAGGAAGTAGAACAAGATATGCAAAGAGTATTTAATAATATGTTTGCAGATTGGTGTAAGGAGATGGGAATATAATGGAAATAACTGAAGATATTATAGTTGGATCAATTATAAAGCAATTAAAAGATCATTTTGGTAATACATATAAATATTATGATACTTTAATAGAAGAAGGATTTATTAGACCATCATTTTATGTATATAGAGTAAATGATATACATAAAAAACAATATACTGGAAGTGAATATAGGTTCAAAAATGATAATTATATTTATGTTATCAGATATTTTCCTACAAATGATAGATCATTTGATAGAACTGGTGAGATAAATAGTATAATAGACGACTTAAAGGAAGTCTTTGAATATTTAGAAATTGTAAATATAATTCCTTCAGAAATAGAAGGAAAAGAAGATACAATAAATACTCAATATAATCATATAAATAATATTGAAATAAATGTTGTAGATAATGTATTACAATTTCAAATGGAGTTCGATTTAAGAACAGTGAAATTACCTACTGTTAATAAGGTTGAAGAAAACATTTTAACAGAAGGATTAAAATAAAGAAAACATATAATATTAATAGTAAAAGGAGGAAAATTATATGGCAGGTGGAGTTTTTCAAAGTCAAAACAAGGTAAGACCTGGTGCTTATATAAAGTTTCAAGGTGTACCTAATTCAAATGCTATAAATGGATCTCGTGGAATTGTTACATTCGCTGCTCCAACAAGTTGGGGACCTGAAGGTGAATTAATTAAGATAACAGTTGATGAAATCTATAATGTATCATTTGAAAATAAAATGGGATATAACATCAATGATGCAAAAGCAAAATTAATTAGAGCTGCATTAGCCAATGCTCATACATTACTTTTATTTAGAGATATGGGAGGAGCAAAAGCAACAGCAAGCTTAACTGTAGCTACTAACAAAACATTAACTTGTACAGCAAAATATGCTGGTACTGTTGGTAATTCAGTAAGCGTTAAAATTGAGGAATCAGGAACTAAATATGCTGTTAAAACTTATTTAGGATCTACTCAAAAAGATGTTCAAATAGTTTCTAATATTAATGAATTAGTAAATAATGATTTTGTTGATTTCAGTTATGCATCAGCAGCAGCAATTACAGAAGAAGTAGTTGCAACATTATTAACTGGTGGTACTGATGGAACAATAACTAATGCTAATTATGTTACATATTTAGGATTATTGAAAGCAGCTGAATGGGATACATTAGCAGCTTATAAATTCGGATCAAGTTCATTCTTCAATGATTCAGATATTAAAGAATTCATTAGAATGATGAGAGAAGATAAAGGTGTTAAAGTTCAAGCTGTTATGAATAACTATGCAGCAGCTGATTATGAAGGTATTATTAGTACTTATGGTCAAGGAATTAACTTTAAAGATAATGTTAGTTTAAGTGGTGCTGAAATGGTTGTTTGGGTAGCAGGTGCTACTGCAGGAGCTGATATAACAGAATCTAATACTTATAAAGTAGTTCAAGATTCAGTATCAATTACTAATGATGTATCAGAAGATAATATAGAATCATTAATATCTCAAGGATATTTAATCTTCAGTACAAGAAGAAATGGTGATATAGTTATTGAAAAAGATATTAATACATTAGTAACAATGAGATCTGATGTTACAGCTGCATTTAAAGAAAATAAAGTTATTAGATTATTAGATGCTGTTGCAAATCATATTGCAGATGAATTTGAAGAAAACTTCATTGGTAAAGTAAATAATGATGATAATGGTAGAGCTTTATTTAAAGCAACTATTAATGAATATCTTACAAGTTTACAAGCTAGTGGAGCAATAATCAATTTCAATTCTGATACAGATGTATTAGTAGAAGCTGGAGAACAACCAGATGCATATTATTCAGAAATATATATTCAACCTACATATAGTGTTGATAAACTATATATGGTTGTAAATGTAAGATAGGAGGTATAGTGAATGAAGACGTTAAAAGCTAGTGATATTCCTGCAGGAGCTGAGGCAACTGCATATATTGAAATAGATGGAAAAATAGAAGAATTCTTCTATGCTAAGTCTATTGAAGCATCATCAGAAATTAATAAAGCTGATGTTAAAGTTATGGGTAAACGTGGAGTTCAAAAGAAACCTACTGGATGGGAAGGTAGCGGATCTTTAACAATCTACTATATTACAACTGTATTTAGACAAATGGCATTAAAATATGCTAAAGAAGGAATTTTACCTTCATTTAAGTTAGTAGTAACAAATGAAGATAAAGCAACTTCAATTGGTAAACAAACAGTTGTACTATATGATTGTACAATTGATTCAGTAAACCTAACTAAATTCGATGTAGATTCAGATGCATTAGATGAAGATATGGATTTCACATTTAGTGATTTTGATATTTTAGATAGTTTTGGTAATCCAATTTATTCATAATTAAAAAATGACTTAAATAAACGCGATTTAACGAGAGTTTTTGAGCGAAGGTATATATTTATATTAATTAACTCAAAACTCTTGTTAAAATCGATTTATGAATGAAATAAAGTGATATAATAATGAGAGGAGAATAAGTTATGTCAGTTTTACAAGATTTTTTAGCAGAAAATGCTGATCTTATTAATGAAGAGCAAGAAGTTGAAGTTAGTAAGAGATTTAAAGATAAAGATGGAAATCTTATCAAGTTTAAAGTTAAACCTGTTAATGGAGAACAATTTACTCAATATCAAAAAGAATGTACAAAGATTGAAATTATTGGTAGAAAACAAAAATCTACATTTGATGCTTCTAAGTTTAATTTAACTTTAATAAAGAATCATTGTGTAGATCCAGATTTCAAAAGTGCTGATTTCTTAAAGAAATTAAATGTTCTAACACCTGAACAGGCTATTGCTAAAACATTATTAGCAGGAGAGGTAATAACTTTAGGAGAAAAGATTTCAG